GCACGCCCGTGACCAGTACAAACGTCGTGACGACGATATCCACCGTACCGACTTGGCCGGTGGCGGAGACTCCGGTGGGCAGTACATTGGCAGATCCGGTGACGGCGACCGTCCCCACTGCTCCTTGAGCCGTGAGCCCTGATACAGGAACCTGCGCGTCGGCGGATACCGCGACAGTACCGACTTCGCCGGTTGCGAATACTCCGGTAACATTGGTATTGGCGTCGGCGGTGACCGCAACACTGCCCACGGCTCCCGTTGCTTGGACGCCGGTGACGAAGACTTCGATGCCGGCAAATACCGTGACGGTGCCGACCTCGCCTGTGGCGAAGACACCCGTGACGGGGACGTTGGCGTCAGCCGTAATGGCGGCAGATCCGACCTGGCCGGAAGCCTGAACGCCTGTGACATCGACGTTCGCTGCGCCGGTAACGGCGACAGATCCGACCTGACCGGTGGCAAAGACTCCCGTGACAAGGACATCGGTGCCGGCTTCAACGGCAACCGTGCCGACCTGACCAGAGGCCTGTACCCCGATGAGATCGACATTGGCAGCGCCCGTAACCGCAACGGTGCCAATAGCCCCCGTCGCCGCAACGCCTGTGACGTTAACAGCAACGTCGACCCCACCCTCCAGCCCTGTGGAGGAAATCGGGGCTGAAGAGAGTGGAGAAAAGCCCAGCATGACTAGACGTTAGGCAGTCAGTCCGGGAACTTCAACCCACGACTGCGTGGCTTCGTCCCATGAGTACTTCTTGCCATCTTGCGGCATCGGCACCGGAGCTTGCCATTGGGCATTCTCGTCCAACGTCCACGACGGATACGGCTGCGGAGCTACGAAGGCATCAATGTCAGCGCGATAGGTATAACCGATGCCAGCGTAGTTCTTGCGGATATTACCGTTGTACGAAGTCTGTACCCAGTTACCGCCCAGCAAACGCTGGCAGAACGCGACACCGATGCTCTCGACTTCGTTGCCGTTAGCGTCAGCAGTATCCTTGTTAGCTACGACGATGACTCGCAGCACAACATTGTTGTCATCAATTTCAGCAAAGTGAGCCATGTTTAATCCCTCAAATGTAAACCGGTTAGAGACTTCTCATCCCCAACGTAACCAACAGGAAACGTGTTAAACGACAAACTGATCCGGGTGTCTTCGCCCTGCACGGTCTGAACCATGTGCGTGAGGCTAGACGGGAACAGGATCAACTCTTTTGCAACTGCTTCAAACCACCAAGACTCGGAGTTGTACAAGTTCCAGTTCTCGGTCGGCAGGCTGATCTGCTTGTAGCCGTCCTTGTAGAAATAGATCTTGTCCGATTCCTTGTTGGCTTTGATGTACAGCACACCAGAGACAAAAGAGTTTGGATGAGCGTGTTTGTGATGCCACTGTCCGGGCTTGGTGTAGTTTAACCAAGACTGCGTGATCCGAAGGTTTACGTCCTTGCTCGGGGCATGGATCTCCTTCAGGTACGTCGCAACAGATGCCTCACAAAAATCGCTCAAGCCCTTCAACTCAATGTTGTTGAAGACGTAGTTATCGTCGCTAGTCGTGTTGCCTTCGTTGTTGTGCTGGGGTTGTTTCAACACAAACTCCAACTCCCGCTCCGTGAACTCACGGTCGAGGTTGAACCGGGCAACCGGTGTTGGGAATATCCCGTGCAGAATCATGCAGCCGCCTGTTCGATTTGCTTCACATAATCATCAAAGGCTTTCTGCTGCTCGGGCAACAGGATCGTCGGCACCGCGTCCTCAAGTTCCTTGATCTTTTCAATCGTGAACATGATTTCGTCCCACGACGGCTTGGGCCTTGGGTCTTCCCAGCGAGTGATCTCGCGGTTGCTGATCTCCCACTTTGCACCCGGACGAAGCAAGTGCATCGCCGTGTCAATGCCCATGATTTGATACGCTTTCATTAGAAATTCACCTTGAGAATTACGATACCTGAACCGCCTGCGCCGCCCGCATTTGTTGTTGACGGAACCGTTCCTCCTGCTCCACCACCACCGCCGCCGGTATTAGCGGTTCCAGCGGTTCCAGCAGCAAGACTGCCGCCTGCGCCACCGCCGCCAGTACCACCAGAACCGGCTGGGCCCGCATCATAAACTCCACCGCCGCCACCGCCAGCATAGGTAACACTGCTGCCAGAAATGGACGAGCCCGTGCCATTTCCGCCGTTTCCTCCGGCGCTACCGCTGCCAGCAGATCCTGTTGCAGAAGCGCCACCACCACCACCGCCACCATAATACGGACCAGATACGGAGCCGGTTCCTCCATTGCTTCCCTGCGAAGGGGAAACAGACGGGGTATTTCCTGTGCCTGCGGTACCAGCCGACGGTCCTGCGCCACCGCCACCGCCGCCAGAGCCACCATTTACGCCGTTTTGATTTGGCGCGCTTCCTGCGCCGCCGCCACCGCCGCCAGCAGAGGTAACAGTGCTAAATGTTGAATCACCACCAGAACCACCAGCGGTTCCGGCGCTGCCTCCCGCTGTTCCACCAGCGCCAACTGTAATGGTGTACGACTGACCAGCGGTAATACTTAATCCGGTTCCGGTTCTGAATCCACCGGCTCCGCCACCGCCGGTTGCGCCCCATTTGCCACCACCTCCACCACCCCCCGCAACAACGAGGTAGTCAACGCTTACCGCACCCGCTGGTGCAGTCCACGAACTTGTCGCAGTGAAGGTGTAAAGCAGGTAGTTCCCAAAGTTCAACTTCAGGATGACTACGCCGGAGCCGCCTGCGCCGCCTGCGGCAGAAGTTCCACCTCCGCCACCGCCGCCCGTGTTTGCTGTGCCAGCATTTGCAGGAGCCGAACTTACGCCGTTTCCACCACCGCCTGCACCACCAGTTCCGTTGGTATATGGGGCGGCCCAACGTCCACCACCGCCACCTCCGGCATAAGTTACAGAACCGCCAGAAATGCTTGAGGCTGTGCCTGCGCCGCCATTACCGGCTGTAGACCCGCTTGCTGCTGATCCAACAGCAGAAGCGCCGCCACCACCGCCGCCGGGAGGATTGCTATCAGCAGCGCCATTTCCGCCGTTTGACCCTTGGGAGGGGCTAGTGCTTGGGGTATTTCCAGTTCCGCCAGTTCCAGCAACGCTTGGGAATCCACCTGCGCCGCCGCCACCAGAACCGCCGTTATTACCATTACCGCCGTTATAGTTTCCGCCTTTACCGCCACCAGTAGATGTGATGGTGCTAAATACGGAATCACTGCCATTTGATCCGCTTGAACCTCCACCGCCAACGGTGATGGTGTAATTAGAACCCGGTGTCACGGTTAAAGCCGTTCCAGTACGGAATCCCCCAGCGCCTCCGCCACCAGCGCCTCCGTTTGAAACATTTCCGCCTTGACCACCCGCACCACCACCCGCAACCACGAGGTAGTCCACGCTCGTCACGCCAGCAGGCATCACAAAGTTGGTGGTTGAGTTGAACGTCAGGATCGAAGCAGAACCCAGTGTGTACTTGATGATGACGATGCCGGAGCCGCCGGATGCACCATTAGATGGGGTTGGACTTACTACGCCCGGACCGCCGCCACCGCCACCAGTGTTAGCTGTACCAGCTGTACCCGCAGATGGTGAACTTGCTGGACCACCATTACCCCCGCCTCCTGTGCCGCCCGTGCCAATAGCGCCACTTGTTTGTGCACCACCACCGCCACCGCCAGCGTAAGTGGTGGAAAATCCAGAAATAGCAGAAGCAGTTCCTGCGCCACCGTTACCACCGTTAATTGTGGTCGGGCTTGTTGATCCAACAGCAGAAGCTCCGCCGCCACCACCGCCACCGCCGCCAATCGTGGCAGGAGATGATGCGCCATTACCCGCGCCGCCGTTACTACCCTGCGATGGACTTACGGATGGTGTGTTGCCTGTACCACCTGCGCCGCCGCGACCAAAACCGCCGCCGCCAGAGCCACCATCTGCGCCCGTAAATACGCCAGCGGGACGCGAGCCACCGGAGCCACCACCCGTTGAGGTGATGGTACTGAAAACAGAATTGCTGCCGTTAGTTTGATGCCCACCACCAGCACCAACAGTAATCGTATAAGAAGTTCCAGCAGTTACCGCAAAGCCGGTGCCAGTTCGGAACCCACCAGCACCACCACCACCACCGGCTCCGTTAGAATTGTCAGCGGCGCCGCCACCGCCCCCACCTGCAACAACGAGATATTCAACCTCGCTCACACCAGTCGGCGGAACAAAGATTCCGGATGCAGTGAAGGACTGAACTACGGTCTGAACAGGGACTGCGTAGCGAAGAATGACGATGCCGGAGCCGCCTGCTCCAGAACTAGATGTTGGATCAGCCCAACCAGCGCCACCACCACCTCCAGTGTTTGCAGTGCCAGCAGTGCCAGCAGCAGAAGCAACTCCGCCTGCTCCGCCACCACCTGTTCCACCAGTACCGGCAGTCCTACCAGTTGATGCGCCACCACCCCCACCACCAGCATAAAAAGTAGAAATACCGGAGACGGTAGATGCGGTGCCATCACCACCGGCTCCTCCGTTTGTGCCGCCGTTGCTCCCAACGGCACTTGCTCCTCCTCCGCCGCCGCCGCCCGACCCCGTCCCAGATCCACCACTGCCGCCATTATTTCCTTGAGAAGGAGAAGTCGATGGAGTATTTCCAGCACCGCCGCTGCTAGTGCTTTCTCCGGCTCCACCACCCCCAGAACCACCATTTTTTCCTGCTGTAGAGGGCGAATAAGTTCCACCGCCGCCACCACCAGTTGCAGTTATAGTGCTAAATACGGAATTACTACCGTTATTGCCGGTTGAATTAGGACTTACCCCAGCGCCACCAGCGCCAACTGTAACGGTATAAGAGGTGCCTGCGGTTACTGCAAATCCAGTTCCGGTGCGAAATCCTCCAGCGCCGCCACCACCTCCGGCTCCTGCGCCCCCGCTTGCTCCGCCTGCAACAACGAGATATTCAACCTCGGTCACGTCAGTAGGAGCCACCCACGAGCCTGTAGTCGTGAAGGTTTTGACTTCAACGAATCTGTTACCGCCGACGACACGCGCCAGCAAAAGCATCATGATGCCGGACATTAGGTGACGTTCCCCGTGATCACGCAAACGGTTCCAGAGATAAACAGGATTGTTGCAATACCACGAGTAGCCAGTGTAACACTGGCTTTGTCGGCATCCGTTCCAGCAATGTAAGCGGTAGTAATAGAGCAGGTAACCGTTATGTTCCCCGTCGTGTTATTGAAGAGCGACACTGCGTTACCGGCAGCAAACACCGAATTAGGAATAATGATGGATCCACCAGAACCTACTTCAATAAACTCACCATTATCCCCAGCAGCTAACGTATACGAGGTGGTCTTCGCGCTACCAGATTGAGGAATGCTGCGTACATTCCCGGCGCTATCCGATACAGATCCGCCACTGACGTTGAGATCGCCATTGGCCATCGTGACATCCTGGCTTGAGTTGATCGAAATCGCAGTCGTACCGCCTGTCTGAATGTTTAACTCAGACGTTGAATCTGCGGTCGATACGATCCCGTTTTGGGCATTGATTACGTTAGCCATTTCAAAACCTCAAACCTTTAATAGTTTACTTTTAGGATCACGATACCGGAACCGCCAGCGCCACCATTTTGGCAAGCCAGATTATTACGGCCACCGCCACCGCCACCTCCAGTGTTGGCGGTTCCAGCAAAACCAGCAGAGTCATTAGTTGCTCCACCATTGCCGCCGCCTCCAGTGCCACCATTTCCTGCGGCGGAACCTACGTTACTGCCGCCACCACCGCCACCGGCATACGTTACGGATGAACCAGAAATAGACGATGCTGTTCCGTTACCGCCGTCACCGCCAGCAGCATAGCTTGGGCTAGTTGTTCCAACAGCCGACGCTCCACCGCCGCCGCCAGCACCGCTACCGTTTGGACTAGATTGGCCGTTACCACCATTATTCCCTTGGGACGGACTTGTTGATGGAGTGTTGCCTGTTCCACCGTTAAAACTACCCGTACCGCCGCCGCCAGAACCGCCATTACTGCCCGGTGACCCAGCATCTCCACCTTTGCCGCCGCCAGTTGACGTAATGGTACTAAACACGGAATCAGATCCGTTTGTAGCAACTCCGCTGCCTCCAGCACTTCCTCCGGCACCAACGGTGATGGTGTACTCAGTTCCTGCGGTAATACTTAATGCCGTACCCGTGCGGAACCCACCTGCACCTCCGCCTCCACCGCGACACCAACCGGCACCGCCGCCGCCACCAACAACGAGGTAGTCAACGCTGACAGCGCCAGTAGGGGCTACCCATTTGGCAGTGGATTTAAACGTAAAGATCGTGGTTGATATTGGGGCTTGGTATTTGAGGATGACGATGCCGGAGCCGCCTGTGCCGCCTATGCCGTAGGCAGTACCCGTGTTTGAGCCGCCGCCACCACCACCGCCTGTGTTGGCCGTGCCCGATGTTGCAGTTCCATTGTTGTTCCCCGCTCCACCGCCGCCTGTGCCGCCGCTGCCAGCGGTGCCACCGTAATTTGTCGATCCCCCACCACCGCCTGCATAAGTGACGCTACTGCCAGAAATTGCTGATGCGGTACCGTTGCCCCCACTTCCTGATGCAGATGGAGTTCCATTACCTCCAACAGCGCCAGCACCGCCGCCGCCGCCAGCAGGAAAAGGCGAAGCGGTATTTCCACCATTTCCACCACCATTATTCCCTTGGCTTGGCACTACAGACGGGGTGTTTCCATTAGCCCCAGTTGTCGGACTGCTTGAGCCTCCACTACCTCCACCTGATCCACCAGTCAATCCTGCGACAACGGGGCCGTCTCCGCCGCCACCGCCACCGCCTGCACTAGTAATAGTGCTGAAAACAGAATTGCTGCCGGTTGTTCCTTGATATGGCGTACCGTTACCACCACCGATGTTTCCGCCAGTGCCACCTGCTCCAACCGTAATGGTGTAGTCGGTGCCAGCGGTAACGCTAAAACCTGTACCCGTACGGAATCCACCCGCGCCACCTCCGCCTGTGGCAGTTGCACCACCACCGCCGCCGCCACCCGCAACAACAAGGTACTCAACTTCTGTTACGCCAGTTGGGGCAGTCCAAGTACCAGAAGCAAGGAAAGTTTGAATAAAGGTAAAGGAAGAAACAGGCCATGTTCCCGCAGCGCGATAAGGAAGAGCCTGACTTAACAGCCAAACTCCCTTTGCAGAAGTAACACTAACGGTAGGCGCAGCCGCTCGTATGACTCCGCCTGTATATCGCAGGGTCATTAGTTGATCTCTTCCCAAGAAGCGACGACAACAAGATCGCTGGCCGTACCAGCCGTTGCACCGATAGATTGATCTTCCTTCAAGTAGATCGAAGTGTTCTTGTCGATAACAACCAACGTCGCATCAGCAGGAACAGATACTGTGGAAGCCAGAGCGTAAGCCGTGCCGCCTAGGTCATCCTGACTGTAGACATTGATCGAAATATCTGCCGCGCTTGTACCGTCCACGTTCGCCACAATGATGCTATTAACCTTAAAGACCTTGCCGCTAGATGCAGCGTTGTTCACGATAGCCGTTGCGTTCGTGGTGGTCAGTGATGTCAGTGAGTTGTTCCCGTAGATTGCGGAAACGCTGACAATATTTGGATTTGCCATCTCATCAACCTCCGAACACAATCGACATTGCGATTGCCTTTCCAACTGTTGCTATCGTACCGGCACCGCTGCCTCCGGTATTGTTGAGAACCAACCAAGATTGATCAGCCGGCACCGTTACGCTCGCGCCAGACCCGATGGTCACTGGCCCTACGCTTAGGCCATTACGACCGGTCGTCAAGGTGTAATCGTTAGCGATCGTGTTCAGACTTTCCATGATCGGCCGGTTGGCCGCATAGGCAGGGAAGTCTGAGAAGACATTCTTAGTTCCCGCAGAGAACGAGACCTTCGCACCGCTCGCGCTCGAGGCCAGCACTGTATCTCGGGAGAGCGTAGTGCCCGATGACGTATAAGTGCCAATGCCCACTTCCCACTCAGAGCCGGTCTGGCCGGCAATGACGTAGTAAGTGGTATTGCCGTTGCCGATAGCAGCAAAAGACTGATAACCGGTCTCGGCTCCGGCAAGCGTAATAGTTCCCAGCCCCGCCGTCGTGGTGGTTTCTAGGACTCGATCTGCAAGAACGAGGGCCATTTAACCCTCCGATCAGGCGATACGGATGATAGCGTTCGTTGCGTCTGCCGCCGGGAAGATGATCGTGAACGTACCGTTGGTCGAAGTTTTCGCACCACCGAAGTCCAGGACACACACCGTCGGGTTACTCACAGGCGTGTCGTTGTAGATCAACGCACCGTATGCAGTAATCGTCGCACTCGTAAACGACAGATCCGCGAAGTCCGTAAACGCCGTCGTGCCGCTCGAGGTCGGCGTGACGTTCGTCAACGTACCGCCACCTGCGGAGTACGTGCCCGAGTTCGCAACTTCGTTCGTCGCGGTGTAGGCCGTCGTGGCCGCCGTAAACGACGCACTGTTGTCGTACAGCGCGAGCTTAAAGGTATTGCCCGTGCTCGCCGTGAAGTTGTGAACAGCCTGCATCAGCTCCACTTTGAAGCTGGTGCACATAAAGTTGCCTGAAAATGCCATCTCTATTCTCCTAACAAATGGACCAGCTCTGGATGCCCGGCCTCACGCAGCTTGTTGGCCACGGTGATTCGGTCTTGTTCAATGGCTTCCTTCAAATAGAAGGCAACCACCTGTCTCACGCTCTCTTTGAACGCTATCGCCTGCTCTCGAATGGCCGGGTGAGACTGATCGCCTACGTAGACGATCTTGTCAGCCGCTCGCTGGGCAAGCTCTTCCGCCGTCCACCCACGAAACTGGGTGGTTTGGACTTGTACCCCGCCGACTAGGACGGGCGATGAAACGTTGATCATGGGCCGGGCGACTCCGATTTAAGCGGCAAGCGGATCATACCATCGCGGTACTCGTCGCGGCGGCGGCGTCCCTGCTGTTCGATGCCGAGGCCCTGTACCGCTTCGCGATACGAATTCTTGAAGTACTGGAGCATGTTGTCCGGGCCCTTGGTGTAGCTATAGGCCTGAATCAAACAAGCGTACAACAGGGCTTCCGGTGCATTAATGCTGATCCAGGTGTTCGGGTTTGCCGAGGACAACTGGGCCGGTCGGTAGATATAGCCAAGCTCGACCACGTAGTTAGCGCCAGGCGTCGGGGCTACGTAGAACGTGTTTTGGTCCCACACCGAATAGTACTTGGGCACGCCGGTCGTCGAACCGTTCGGCCAATACTCCTTCATGAAGGAGGTGTCTCGGAAGTCCAAGAAAATCTGGTTAGATCCCGAGGTGATCATCATGTACCGATGGGTCAGGATATCGCTCGGAGCGGACAGAAATTTGTTGCCCGAGGTCATGTTGGCCGTGGCCTCAACCTTGAACACGTCCAAATCGATCTCGCGAAGAATCTGATTCTCCGCCATCGTGATAAACGTATTGATCACCGCATTGGTGAACACGTTAGCGTTCACCTCGGTGTAGTTCCGAATGTTCGTGACTAGTTCGTCGTACGTCATGATGTAGCCACCGAAACTGACCCCACTACGCCTTGAGCGATCAAAGCCTGGCCCTCAACATAGGGCCGCATATCGTTCGTGTTACGAGCAGATCCGTAACTCTGAAAAGCCGTAAAACCGGGCGCGCCAACGTACACAGAAACCGGTTCAATACGATCAGGCCTCGGATCGCGCAAAGCGATTGCGTCACCACGGTAACGCAACGGCTCAAGCTGCGGCTCCTTCGGCTCGTAATCATCGGGGCAGACCATGTATCCCTGCCACTGCTTACGCAGCACATTGTAAGGATACCGCTGACCACAAAAATCACACAGCCCGTAAGAAAACTTACCTGTTGCGTAGGCCACTTAGACCCCCATGTCCGGGACAAACTGTACGCTTGCTGTGTCCCGATCCTCCATGGCCGCTCGGTTAAAGTCCTCTTCGTAAATCGCCTTGAGTGCTGCCGTACGATCCGGCGCAAACTTCAACGACAACTGATAAGCCAGCCCCGACGCAAGACACGGCAAGAACCGGAAGTTAATGTCCGCCTCGTTCGTGTATACGCCAGCGTCCTGAATCCGACGAATCTTGTAGTACACAAAGGTGTACGTCTGATCTGCCGCCGGATAAAAGAAGACCTTGGTCGGATTGGCACGCTGCACGTAAAACTGAGCCGGGCGCGATTCCGAGGTCTTGTCCGGTACGTTCAAGTAGTCTTCGCGGCTTATACGCTCGATGTACACGTCGCTGTTAATGCCTTGGCTGTTTTGGCGAATGATCGCCTCCAAGACGTTAACGGTATCCGATGGGAGCGTAATCTCGTTAACACCTTGAGTCAGGGTGTACGTAGCCTGCTCAATGGTCCAAAGGTTCAAGCCCCGATTGGCCCAATCCAGAAACAGCAAATTGAGCGAGCGGCGTGCGGAGTTGAGCTGATAACCGCTCGTCGGCCGCATGCCGCAACGCTCAAATGCCTCTTCAACCAAATCGTCAATCGATAGGTTGAAGTCTGTTGTGCC